TTGTCAAGAGCGTAGACGACATTAAGCAAGCTAAGAACACGAAGCTCGACCCTTCATTGCAACCTGTTGTAGTCGTTAACCAATCAGCATTTAATTGGCTCGACACGCAAAAGGATTCAGAAGGCCGTTACTTGATGGCTACTGACCTAACTGCACCAACTTCCCGTTCATTATTCGGTTTACCAGTGATTGAATTATCTGATTCTCAACTGCCTAATGTTGCCGATGGGAAGTTCTCAATGTTCATTGGTGATTTAAGCGAGACGATTGCAGTATTCAGACGTAACCAAGTCACTACTAAGTGGCAACAATTTGATTCATACAGCCAAGGCTTGGCAATCATGTTACGCAATGACTACGAATTTATCGATAAGTCAGCTTCGGTGGCATTAACTATCGACACCACGACAGCGGCTTAATTAACTAGCTACCGTTGTTCTAACTTATTCCATGACGAGGAGGCAACTCCTCGTATACATATATACAATAAAATTCACATTTTACACAAGGAGGAAATGAAACTATGTCGGACAGAACAGAAATAACACCAAAATTACAAAATGCTAAAATCACAGTCCCAGCACCAGAAGTAGATTCTACGGGCGTTTCACACTGGTATTTAAGCACTAAGCAAACAAGCGTTACAACTAGCGTCACGCTTAAAGCAGACGAGGGTTATACTTTTGAAAGTGACGGTTCATTAGATTATCAGGGGAGCTACAATAGTCAAACGGAGCCTATTCCAGCTTCTCACACGGACACAGTCACATTTAAACTACCAGATTTTGATTGGGCCGATCAATACATTCCGCTAGTTGTGACGATGAGTGCCACTAAGAAAAGCACGCCAGCGCCAACGCCAGCACAACCAACTACGCCAGTTACACCAACTACGACACCAAAAACACAATTAGACGTATTAAAGAACAGTTTGCGTATTCCGCTCGATCTAAAAGATGATGATACGCTTTTACAATCATACATTGACGGTGCCACCGAGTATTTGAAGTCAACACTAGATGAAGATGACATGACACGGCTTAATTCTAAGCGTGCAAAAGTTGTTATCAACGCATTGGCTGAACTTCTTTATCAAAACAGAGGTGACAGCACAGTGACGAAAGACTTGCCGTTCACACTAAGAGCACTTATCAATCAACTAAAATACTAATATAAAGGCATTCCAGCAATGGGGTGCCTTTTGTCGTGTTTGAGAGACGTATTCTAAGCCCTCGTTCAAGGTTTACCATGATTAACTATGTTAATATTAGTGAAATTAGGGGGTGTAAGTAACATGAGTAAGACTATGAAACAACTTACAATGGAGTTTGGTGTTACAAGGCAAGCTATCATGCGAAAAATGGACGATAAATTTAGAAGTAAGTATGTAAGTAAGATACATAGTAACGGAGTAAGCAAGCTGACGATAAGCGATGACGGATATAAGCTTTTAAAACAGCATTTTTTAAGCAGTAACAGGGCTGTAAGTAACGAGAATGTAAGTCACAGTAATTATGTTACACACGATAGCGCCACAGATACAGCAATGGAATTGCTAGAAAAGCAATTGGTTGAAAAGGATAAGCAGATCGAAAAGCTTCAGCAATCTTTGAGCGAAGCCCACAAGTTACTAAGCCAGCAACAACAATTAAATTTGTCTACTAATCGTCAAAATGAGAAGTTACTTGATACCACTACGAACAACACCCCCTCACAGGACGATAGACCCTTGCAAAACGACCATACAGACGTTTCAGAGCCTACCGAGGGTAATTACAAGGGGGAAGACACTAAGACGCCTAAAAGGGGCTTATTCGGCTGGTTGAAACGCTAAAATGATAAAGGTTGTATTAATCTGATATTACGGTTATAATGTACTCAACTTAATAAACGGAACACAAAAAAGAACCCTCAGCGTTAAGGTCGCTAGGATTCATGACTTATCAGCTACGACTGATAAGATTTTCGATAGCAAGTACTACCAATACAAGCTATCTAACTTGTTTACATTATAGCATGTATACCAAGTTTTTCAACCATTGATACTTAAAGTAGGTGGCTGTTATCGGGAATCTTATAAAGAGACCTGATAGCAGCCACTTTTGTTTATCCAATGGTTAGCAACCATAATAGTAACTAAAGGCCGGAAACCTGATCTTAGCTAGTGAAACCTCCCGTGAGCGTGGCTCGTGACCACGATTGCAGTTAACATCATAGGTATGCTAAACCTTGTCGAGATCAACGCGACTAAAGACGTGGCTGGAAGATCAGGAGATGATACGGACAGGCCTACTATCAATACAGATTACTCGAGTTGCTGTTTAAACTAACTCTAATGATAGCAGGTGCAAGGGCTGGTTGAGCTTAAATTGTCTGATAAAGAGTTCTCTCTTTATACTGTAAAAGAAGCGCAGTTATTCACTGATAGGATAACTGTTTGAGAGAGCCTAAGGGCTTGACCCTTGATGGTTTAAGCACCGCTGTGCGTGCAGGTGGGCTTGACTAGGGTGCTTATTAGATACTAGCGTCACGTAGACCACGGAACGTTAAGAACTAACTACTAACGACAGACATACTATCAATATTATATAGACTCGCCGAGGCGAATTCTAAACCGACATATTTCGGACAATTATACATAGAACGTCATTATCACAAAGTGACTTACATACGTAGAATAATAAACTTTCACAAGTGTAAAATACTGGTATATTAACATTTATAAATTTACGCTATTTTCACAAAGTCAATTTATCATATGATATTAGTAAATATATAGCTTGCTATCATTGATATAACAACGTTTATCACACTTCACAAAGTTTAGCTTTGAATACTATGTGTTATGTTAACTAAACAATGTTTAGGCTTACCTTAATTTATTGTGATACAATATATTTGTATTCGAGAATGACGCTTACACTTTCTCATTAATACAACTAAGCCCTATCTATCATGGATAGGGCTTTTTTATTGTTAATTATATGATATAATAAGGTTGTGTTCAGACATGAACTCATAAATATTAATAGTTTATTTTCTTTTGATTGCACTAAAAGTCTATTTTATTAGTAGGCTTTTTCTTTTGCTTAGACAGTTGCAACTGTCCTTAATAATGCTATACTGTGCTTGTGTTGACATGATGTTGCACACTACTTTCTTTGCTTAACCGCAAAATAAAAAGGCCTACCCTCAGTTGGATAGACCTTTTTATTTATTGTTGCAACAAATTTTGACCATGATATAATGCTGGTGTGTTCAGACATGATCACTACTTTTAGTTACTCAACTACTATAAAGAGGCCCGTCATTAATTTGATAGGCCTTTTTTGTTCCGTAAATAGATCATATGAACGCACGTCAGGCTACGTCATGAAATAACTACGTTAAAACACGTTCTAAGCCGTTTTAACACGTTACGCTATAATTAACCTCGGTGTGGTCTAAAGTCTCTCACAAGTCGTTTTAACAGGGCAATGACGAATGATAACGTGTGTGGGTTATATGGATCGTGAGTGAGTGTGGCGTGAGTGAAAAATTTTTATATTTTTTAAATAATACTTGACAAGCAGACAAAATTATGCTAAAGAAAAGTTCAAGGCTTTAATTAATTCTTGAAATTCTCTCCCGAAGTTGGTGGCGTGATAAGTGTTGATATATAAGTGTTTTGAGTGAACATAAGCGTGAGTGAATTACCTTGCCTATTATTATACTATCGCCTCGTTAAGCACTCGTTGATTTCCCTTGTCAGTCGCCACAATGGAAATGAAAGACTAAGTGCTCGTTCGCAAGCTCGCTACAATAAAGTCAAAATATTGTTTGCTCACGCAAACTTTTAAAACCCACATGACGATTAACGTATCACGACAACACACATTACGATAATACACACACGGGGTAAGCGTCATAGACGCTAACTAACAGTAATTCACTACGTTCATAACTGTTAGCACAGCAATCACGTGTCACGTATCACGTGTTAATAGGTCACACACACGAGTGTAAGTTTATAAGGCGTAAGCCGAATCATTTACTCTCCCCGCATGGGGAGCCTGAGCAAGCTTGCTTGCGATGGGTGGAGGGGAGGTCTTGGGTGTGGGTGTAACCCACCATGTAATAATCACATTAATAATGTACGATACATAATATAATAATAGTGTAAGTGGCAAAGCCACTAACTCACACTAATTCGCTATCGCTCAAAGTGTGAGCACAACGTGACGACCATAGGAGGCCAACACATTGGATATATTTAAGCTTATAACAACACTAGCTATCACATTCGCAGCCTTAGCTGTATTATTTATAGTCATCATGTACGTATCGGTTAATCCACACGTGTTAATTGTGATTGGGTTAGTGGTCGGATCTATTGTTCAAGTGTTCAAGCGTAAATAATTTATTATAATAATAATTTTTTATCACAAGGGACTAGCGTCCATTTTTTTGCGATTTTCGTGGACGCTAGTCCCTTTTTTGACATATGTGTAAAGATAAACATTAAGGAAATATTAATTTTAAAGCGCAGTCATTTAATGTCGTTTCTAGGCTATTTAACGTGCAGTAAACGGCTGATTCTACGTCTATTGAAGAGATTAATTTTAAAGGTAGTGGCTACGTCTTTCCATATTTTTGCGTTTTTCGTGGAAATACGTCGCCCCTTTGAGAGATATATGTAGGGGTAGTTTAATCATGTAATTATTTACATGTAGGGACTAGAACAACGTTTTTTGACGTTTTTCGTTGCTGTTGTCCCTCAATCGGGAGATAAATGAAAGCAACTTTTTAATCATGTCAATAATTACATGTAGCGACTAGAACAACGTTTTTAGCTGTTTTTTGTTAAGCGTGTCGCTTATTGAGGAGATATATGTAAAATATTTTTTTAACAGAGCTTTTTATTGTAGTTTTTTGTGATATTTTCCTCCATTAAACGTCTGATTCTACCTATATTGAAAGCATAAAAATATCAGTACATAGCGTGAAACGGAAAAAGCGTTATGACGTTTTTCTAAACTCTTTAAGTATTATCCATACTTTAAAGCACTCGCCGGCAAGGCCGTCTTCACCTTGTCGGTTATACATAACAACATATACCCCGTGGGTAGGAGCCGGGCTATTATAACGTACATCATAGTGTGATACACAAGCAGTGGGCTCCTACCCAGTGGCTACTTGTGTGTCACACTTTTTTTGTATACATACACATGTATGTCTCATTAATTCCTTTTCCTCCTACTTATGACGGTGAAAGCCGTTGTAAGGTACATACAATCAATAAAAGGAGAGTACAAAAGTATGGATAATAATAACGAGCTAACTATGATTCAAAACAACTTGAAGATGATGAAAGACCCACATGGTCAATTGAAAACGGCTTACAATCACAATTCAGGGTTAATCAGACTACTGAAAACAATCAACACATTAATGTTTCACCAAGGCCAAGCGGGTATTGCTAAGGGTCACATGGTCTTACCATTAAGTGCGCTTGGCTTATACCGTGCTTGCGGTAAACGATTCATTGAAACACAGAGCATTGATACAACAAAACAATTAACAAAGTTATTGTGTTTGGCCGGTGCAATCAAAGTGTTATCTTGGAAAGATTTAACACAATCTGAAAGAAAGCGGACTACAAGACATCGCCCAGTTTATTATCAATGCTTAGATTTACGGGAAGCGGACTTTTCTCGGATTAATAAAATGGATCGCAACACGGTACTAAGTTATGCGACAGTAGCTACCTGTTACGGTAAAGAGTTGGCCGACAATTCTTTTAGTGACATTAAGACGACCACTAAGAGAGAAAGCTTTGACGTGTTACAACTAGAAAGCTTTATCAGTAAAGCAAAAGAACGGGTCATCGTATCTTACAAAGAAGCCGCCACTATGCTTAAAGAATCTCAACATGAATTAAAGTACGGCGCCAAGTGGTTTAGAGAAAGCCTCAAGGCACTATTCCTAATGGGGTACTTTGACGGACGGTTAGAGTTAACGACCTATGCTAAGTCAGGTGGCAAGGGTCTACACGTTACGCAATCGACTAAGGTTATTACAGCCAGTTAGTGCAAGGGTAGCTAAATGCTACCACCTACATACAATTATTTTGCATTGAGGAGGAATTGAAATTGAAGATTGGATTAGAACGATTAAGATATAAAGCTACATTTAACAAACAAGGATACGAGGAGTTGCCGAACGGGAACACTATTAACACTAACGTCAAGCTGTTCGACTTTTGGTTTGGTTACTACAAGCAGAGTTTAAGCCAATCAGTTAGTAGCAACGCATTCGATTACTTGAAAGATAAACCGACAATCATCACACGTCACAACGATAAGTTTGTGGAAGCAATGAGTAACAATTCTTATACGATTACTTTGCCAAGTCCAAACAACAAGACGTTCAGAGTTGCAAGTGTCAATCCTGATTACGAAGTCAATGGTTATGACACGATCGTGTTAAGTGCAGTCGGAGCAACGACAACAACTGGTGAATAGTTATGACGGTTAAAAAGTATTGTGCATTTGGTGGTTGCAAGAGATTAGTTAATCTTGACGAACGATATTGTAGTAGACACAAACGAGAAGAACAACATGTAAGTAAGACAAGTATGTATGCAAACGAGATTCATTCGAGTTCACGTTGGAGGAAGACAAGCAGACTGTACCGTGAAGCTCACCCAGTTTGTGAGGCTTGCTTAAAGGCCAGTAAAAGGGCTGATAAAAGGGCTGACAAAAGGGCTGGAATGATAAACCTTGCAACGTCAGTCGACCATATTGTGCCACTATTCTTAGGTGGTGAACCTTACGATTGGGACAACTTGCAAAGTTTATGTGATTACCATCATGCAATGAAGTCACAGCGGGAAAGAGAGCAAAAAAAATAAGCCTTATAGGCTAGTAACTAAACCCCGAACAATATAGGGGGGGCTATGTAAAATAGTTCGCAATGGGCGTCTTACTTCAATTATTTAAATTTCCCGATTTTTCAGTTAAAAAAACAAAAAATTTAGCCGCATTAAGCCGTGTTATCCTTTATCTAACGGCTTTTTGATTACATATAGAATACCACGAGGGAGGTAAGGAGTCAATGATTAAATTAAAAAATAATTCGCATGAATCACGAACAATGAAACAAACACGGGAGCAAGCTAAGTCATTACTTAACCAAGACTTGAATTTAAAGCCAGCAATTAAGCTAAGCAAGCAAGGCAAACAATTCTTTGACCTACTACTAACGTTGGTAAGCGATTCGGACGTACCATTTGCCAAGGTTGACAGCTTACAGCTTTCATTACTTGCGGAAAGCTTAGACCAGTTGCAACAAAGTTTGGACGACATTCACAGCAACGGCGTTGTAATTGACGGCAAAAAGAATCAAGCGACCACCGTATACAACAGCGCTTTGAAAAACGTCAATGATTTATTGCATTGCCTGAATTTATCGCTTAACGACCGTGTCAAACAGTTACTTAATAACGTACAAAACGGTAACGTTGATGATCCCTTTGCCGAGTTGATGAGCGATGACTGATTACGTTTTAGATTATTGCAACAAGGTGCTAAGCGGTGAAATTGTCGCCAATGAAAAAATTAAGTTAGCTTGCAAGCGTGAGTTGTCCGATCGTGAACGTATCAATAACGATGATGATTTCAACTATTACTTTGACAATCAGCAAGCCAATAAAGCTATTAAGTTTATGTCGCTGATCCCGAAAACTGATGGCACGAAGCTAGAAATGGCACTATTTCAAAAGTGGCTTATCGGTTCACTGTATGGTTGGCGTGAAAAGGGTACAGGCAACAGGCGTTACAACAAAGCATTTATCAGCATGGCACGTAAGAACTCAAAGACTTACGTAGCTAGTTGTATAGCGATAGCAAGCTTGTTACTCGAATCTAAGCCGGCTAAGAACAGGCAAGTATTATTCGTTAGCAACGCCCTTAAACAAGCTAAAATTGGCTATGAAATGGCTTCAAGCGAGTTACGACAGGTCGTTAAGTTAAGTCCCAGCCTAAGAAACAAACTCGATATAAAAAAGAAACAGATAACCAAGCTTGATGACGATAGTTTCATTGTGCCAGTTGCTGGTAAAGCTGAAACGTTAGACGGGTTCAACCCGACCACAGCGATAATTGATGAGTACCACCAAGCAAGCAACCACGCTATTTACAACGTATTGAAGTCAGGTATGGGACAACAAAAGAACGGTCTATTGTGTATCATTTCAACGAGTGGTTTCAATTTAAAAGGCGCAATGTTTGAGGACTACCAAGTGATGGCTGATATTCTCAACGGTAAGCAATCCAACGATAGACAATTCATTGCTATTTGGGAACTTGACGATCGAGAAGAAGTCAATGACCCTGATAATTGGATTAAGGCTAACCCGTTGTTTGAGGTTCCGGCTGTTAAGCAGTTAATGGCCGAGAACTTATCTAATGACGTTGCAACAGCACGACAGCAAAACGACTTGGTACCCGTATTAGTGAAGCAATTTAATATGTGGTATCAAAGCAATGAGGATAGCTTTATCTCGCATGACGAGTGGGCTAAGACGATTATTGATAAGCCGAATATTCAAGGTAAAAGAGTTGTGTTCGGGATTGATTTAAGTAAAAGTAATGACTTGACGTCAGTTTCATGGATAATTCCACAAGATGACGGCTCGTATTATTGTGATAGTCATAGTTGGGTAGCCACCAAGTACGGACTTATTGAGAAAATGAAAGCCGACAATATCAATTATCAAGCGCTGGCTGACGCTGGCGAGTGTAGCGTTACCGACTTGGAAAGTGGCGTGATTGATTATCAAAATATCTTTGACTTTATTAAACGTATGGTAGACAAGAACGACTTGACTGTGGAAGCAATCACGTACGACCCGTGGTCTTTTGGCTACCTATTAGGACAGTTTGAGAATGAAGACTGGCCGTTAGTCGAAACAGCACAGAACAACAAGACGCTAAGCTTTCCAACTAAGCAATTCAAAGAATACTTGTTAAACGGACAGATTACACACCCTAACAACCATCTATTGAGTATCGCAGTCGACAACAGCGTGCTTATCTATGACAGCACGGGCAATTGCCGGATCGACAAGACAAAACACAACAACAAAATCGACCCAGTCGCAGCGCTTTTAAACGCTTGGGTCTACACAAGTAACGAATTAATAGGGGGAACGGATAGTGAAGCTGATAACAGTTATTACGAATCTGACGAGTTTACTTTTTAGTAAGTATATACAGGCCACTTTATTAATCATTGGCTTGTTACTAATTGATTTAGGCGTTTTAGTCCTGCTTAATGTAGGGGCTTTTTTAGTATGCAGTGGTTTATCAATGATAGCCGTTGCATTCTTAATTAATTATGAGAAAAAGGAGGTTAGACAATGAGTTTTTTCTTTGATACACATGAAATTGAACCAGATTCAGATTCAGCATTTTTAGACGCGGTTGTAAGCATGTCAAGCAATGATTCAAGCGTGTTCGTTGGTGCTGGTGCGTTGCGTAACAGTGACGTATTCGCGGCAATTAATATTATTGCCAACGATCTGGCTTCTAACCGTATTTTAGTTCCGAAGAGTAGCGTGTTAGAAACACGTCTAAACGATAAGCCGAATGCAAACATGAGTGGCCGTGACTTTAAGTTCGCATTGGCGGCACAAATGCTTTTGAGTGGTAACAGTTTTGCGCTGATTACGGACAATGGCTTTCAGTTTATTCCGAACTCACAAATGACAGTCCAAAGAGACGATGTCACAGGTCAGTTGTCCTACACTTACTCACCTAACAATCGAACCAGTTCTCAGATTGCGCCTGAGAACATCTTACATTTCAAGTCTTTCACACAAGACGGTGCAGTCGGCATTAGTCCGCTTTATGCGCTACAAAGCGAAGTGACATTGCAGAAAAAAGGCAACGACTTACTCAAAGGCTTCTTTGATTCGCCGAGTAGAAATGTTTTGCAAGTTCACAAAACAGACTTATCGAGTGACGCCAAAGCGAATATTCGCAACAAGTTTGAACAAGCTAATTCAAGCGCATTAAGCACGATCATTTTAGATGATTCCATGAGTTTGCAAGGACTAACAGTAGATGAGGGCTTGTTGAAAGCTATCAACTCGAACGAATTTTCAACGCAAAAGATTGCGTCATGCTTTGGATTGCCTCAATCCATGTTAAACGTTGAGGAAGTCCACAGTTCAGCGGCACAAGTTTCAGCACAATACTACCAGTCAAGTATCTACAAATATATGGATTGTTTCACGAGTGAGTTAGCTTTCAAACTTGGCAAACAAGTTTCATATGACGATAAACGATTACGAGTAAACAAGCAACAAGATATTGATAACATTATCGAGCTTGTTAAAAATGGAATTTACACACCACAGGAAGCAAAAGAAAAATTAGGAGGTACGCAATGATTAACAAAGATTTACGATTAGTTGCTAATGCGGAACTACGAGCATTGCAACCAGCTGGCGACACGCCCGAAGACGCTGGCGGCCAACAGCAACCAGATGACAAGCAACAACAACCAGATGACAAACAACAAGATAAGCCTAAGACAATCGAGGGTTACGCCTTATTGTTCAACTCACCAAGTAAAGACTTGGGCGGATTCGTGGAAGTGATTGACCCTAAAGCGCTTGACGGCGTGGATTTATCGAATGTTATCATGCTGAATCAGCATGACTATTCCCAGCCGTTAGCGTCTGTAAAATCTGGCACGCTTGAACTAACGCCAGATGAAAAAGGTTTACACTTCACAGCTACATTAGACGATTCAGTTAGCTATGCCAATGACGCCTACCAAAACGTTAAGAGTGGCAACGTTGATTCAATGAGTTTCCGCTTTGACGTAGACGATGACGGTGACGAGTTCACGCAAGACGAACAAGGTAAGATTACACGGACTATCAAAAAAGTAAAGGATTTGTTTGAAGTATCAACGGTGACAATCCCAGCTTATGACGATAGCAACGTTCAAGTAGACAAGCGCTCGTATGAAGAATTTTTAGACAACCAAAAAGGAGAAAAAACAAACATGACTAAACAAACTATTATTGACCCAGCAGAACAAGGCGAAACACGTTCATTCGACAACTATATTCGTTCACAAGGTGAAACTCGTGACGGCTTAACTACGGACGGCAACGGTGTGCTGATTCCAAGTGAAGTTGTAACACCTATCTTCCAGTCCAAAAAAGGTACTAACCGTTTGTCAGACTACGCAACTGTTAAGAACGTTTCAGTAGGCCAAGGTTCATATCCTATTGCCGGTAACGACCCTTCCAAGGTTTTAGCAACCAAAGCTGAAAATGCTGCGATTGGTGACGTTGATCCCGAAGTGACTGGCGTAGAATTTAAGACTGAAACCCGCGCCGGCCGTGTATATTTGAGCCAAGAATTAGTGGACGACAACGCAATTAACTTTAGCGCTGAAATTCAAGCACAAATGCAGAAGCTGGTCGACAATACCGACAACGCACAGATTATCGCTAAGTTGAAGACCTTAGCACCAGTAGTTGTCAAGAGCGTAGACGACATTAAGCAAGCTAAGAACACGAAGCTCGACCCTTCATTGCAACCTGTTGTAGTCGTTAACCAATCAGCATTTAATTGGCTCGACACGCAAAAGGATTCAGAAGGCCG